AGGGAATTTTGGCTCATGTAAGAATCCTTCAACGTCTGCCAAACAATCCTATAAATCTCTAATAGAGGATTAAATTATGTCACAACCAACTGTTAATTACTCAGATGGGTTAAGCTCTGAAGCTCTAATAGAAGGAGCTTATTACTTAGTAGATATTAAGGCTACAGGTAATAGTATCACAGTAACTGAGTTAAAAGGAGTAATGGAATATATCGGACAAACTCCTCGCGATATGCCCTGTTTTACTCCTTTCCAAGTAAAGGACAATGACGAAAGAGATGATGCATTCATCGATGATAGTTTTTACTTTGAGGGCATGGAAGAGACTATCGTTGTCAATGTCCAATGTCAGATGGTTCCAGTTGAAGGAGCGAAGCAAGCATGAGCGTACAAAACTTAGACCAACTTATTCAAAAGCAGTCTGCTGATGCAGACCGCTTATTGTTGGACCGCTTAAGTCTAGATGCTGCTCAGCGTCTTCTTCAAAAGCGCCAAGAAGGCTTTCATGGTTGGCCAGCTGTTGAGATTTCAACACTCAGTGAGCGTCTGAGCCGGGTTATACAAAACGCCAGCCCGAACATGCTTATAGACATCATCAACTTGCTGAAGATGCTAGAGCTTCGAGGCGTCGAACCTGGACATGCAAGGAGCATTTTAACCCAAGCTTGTGCAAGAACCGCTCAGGAGCAAGAGCTTAGCCAAAAACGCATGAATGAGCTAAGAGCCCAGTTGGAAAAAGGAGAATAGAATGTGGAAGAACTTGAAAGAGCGATACCAGGATATGACGATGTGTATTGGATACGTAGAGACGGCACTGTTATCAGCCTTGCCGGGACCCTTCCCGTTACTATTTCACCATTCATCAAGAAAGGATACCTCCACGTAACCCTTTATAAGAATGGCAAGCGGAAAGACCATAGACTTCATAGGCTTGTGGCGCAGTGTTGGGTTCCAAATCCACACCCTCGCAAGTATAAAGTAGTCAGGCATAAGGACGATGACAAGCTAAACCCTCATGCTGATAACCTTGTCTGGGGAACTCAGTTACACAATGTACGAGACATGGTCAAAAGGGGTCGAGCCCGTAACCAACATACCGGTAAATTGGACGATTAAATGATTACACCGCCTACCTGGGCGGCGTATTATTTTAATATCAACTACTATTGAGGCTTAAAATATGGAAAAAATCTTAAATAATTTCGAGCTACTGTTTATAGCGTTAATCGACCACATCGTTCCGATGGAGCGGGTATCAGATACTCCTGTTTTAATCGATGTAATTAACCGTAAACCTGTTTATAAGTTCCGTGAATGGTTCTCAGGCACAGAAGTTATGGCGCATCATTCGATGGCATTCTTTAGAGTCAATGTTCCTGGCAGTGACGAGGACTCAATCACATGGATGGACTAACGAGGTATTTGATATGGCGTTTCAACTATTAAGTAGTTTCAAGCAGACTGTGCCTAAAATGCCTGGGTCTGCAGCAGTCGAATTAGAGGTATTGTTAGTGACTGATACCTCTGCTTGGTTCCGTCGTCATAAGATAGTATTCCGCTCTGAAGACTACATCAATTGCTGGGATATGTCTAATGGAGACCCAGGTATTATAGGAACATGTGAGTATGTTCCATTTAAGTTTTTTAGTCTTGAGAAGGCTGAAGTTCAATACGCCTACCTACGTAACAGAGCTATAGCCAATAATCGCTTTATTAAGGACCTGAGGATTGTATAATGGACACTTTCTTTGAATTCATCAACTTATACGGTGAAACAGGGATAACTCTTATAGCAGTATCAGTAATAGGAATGTTAATATCCTTAATAGCTGGGGCAGTACTTATGGTGTTTGAGAAACTTAAGCAGCCGTACAGAGCATTTGGGTTATTTTTAGCCGTTATCAACCTAATAGTAACTGCTATAAGATTTGTCATGGGGTGATAATATGGGAGCATCAGATGTGGCAAATTTCATCATGTTTTTCTGCTTTGTATGGGCCTTCATACTATGTTGCTCTATAATTACGCTATTTAGTAATGTAGTGGCCCGCATACATTCTCAGCTGTGCCAGGTAAATAAACGGGGCGATGTGATATTCGTTGAGCTGGTTCTTACTATGGCTATAGCCTTTTTGATGTGTTTAGCCCGCTTGGCGTAGTTTAAAGGAGTCTAAAATGGATTCAGGACTTAATTTTAGATGTGATTATGCTAATGCGCTACTAGATACTATATGGAAAGATGCTATGAGCTTACTTGCCGGAGCTCATAAAGATGTCAAAATTAAAGTGACAGTAGGCCGGGTTGAACGCCAGGCTCTCGAAAACTGGCTTATTGAGCGCCAAGGCTACGCTAGTATGCTCACAATACCTGGTATGGGCCCTCCGGGTTGTAAACCGGAGGTCTTTGGGTTTCAATTGGAGTTTCTAAGTGTAGATACTCATTTAACAGTACGGAGAGTTTACAATGCGTAGTCTAGTCTCGATTCAATCTGAGATAAAAGCTCTTATTCGTCAAAAACAAGACAGAGAAGAGGACTTAAGGAAGCATCAAATGCGTCAATGTAGCTGCGTAGGTAAGTCAAAACTACGTTGTGAAGGCATGCAGTCTGCAGTATTGAGCATAATAAGCCGCTTACGGGCTGAAATTTATCAATTACGTCAGCAAGAACTAAGAGCAATAACATGGGAGAAAGCTAATGAAGACGCTTTTCAAATACCTGGGACCGACGACAAACCACTTGACTCAGAATGCGCAGTATCAGGGCGAGATACTGGAGACTGATGAGCATCGATGTGTTCGGGTAGTTAAACTTTATCGTGATGGTAAAAATCCGATAATCCTAGACAAAGTAGGGCTAAATTTATTAGAACCTATTTCTGATAATACCATTGAGACTAACTAGGAGCCTGGTATGCAAGCTATTAGAGGCGGAATTAAATCGTACCCAATAACCATGGTCAAAAACTCAGTGGTTTTTATTATAGGAGATACAAATGACTCCTGGGAAAAGTTCAAAGACACTCCCCTTATATACTTAGGAGTACACCACTCAGGTCAAATGATGTTTGAGACTCCAGGAGATGGGGTAATCTACTTGAACTGCCCTACAGTTGGTTGTGTTATACCTCCTGAGTATGTAAAATATACTTTTCTAGAACCAGAACCAGAAGAGCTTGTCGACGAGCTCGGCGACGAAAGCGGCAGCATTGACAATACCGCAGACTTCGAAGTATATAAAGCTAAAGACACTGACGATGTATCAACATTTCAGGCAATACTTCGAGCTGCAGCTTTAAGTTTAGACTTAGGGGAGCTTGGCGAACAGCCTGATTCAATGATGATAATATTTGGACAAGATGAAACCTATCAATACAGGCCTGTTGGTATGTCAAAAGCTGAGCAGTTGTATTGTCTAGAATGGTGTAAGAATAACCTAATGGACTTAGCTCAGTTCAGTGATTTAGGTGAACCATATGAAGACGATGAAGACTGTTAACTCTAAAGAGTATAATTGGGGACTGGCTTACTTACAAGGTAAGTCAGTCTTTCTTATATACTGTCCACAAATTAAGCAAGCTTTCCCATTTATACGTAATGATACGATATTAAAGGATAAAGCCCTTATGCAGGATATGCTTGAGCAGCAAGCTCATGCATATCATGCTGGTAAAGTCTCAGGCGACAGCATATTTGACTGGGAAAACTACCTACTACGTGCTAAAATCAAATGTACATATAGATTAGAGCTATGATATAATGCCTGGAGATTTTATTAACTAAATTTAAGGGTACATTCATGGCTAAGGGCGTTTTCTCAGAACGAGCACTTAAAGGGCGTGTCAAGAAATCTGTTGACAACGCCCTTCGCTATTTAGATATGCTCGCTAAAACAGGTAACTTTTCAGCCGCCGCAGACTGTATTGATATTACCACGTCTACAGCTAATGCCTGGCGCAAAGATGATGGCTTTTTAATTACATTAGAAGGTGAAGACTATCCGTTTGGAGAGCTTTGTGATGAAGCGATGAAGATTTTCGCCGATGCTGTGGAAGCTGAAGTTGTACGTCGAGCTGTCGAGGGCTATGATGAACCAATCATCTATAAGGGTCAGATAATGTCTGAGCTAGATGAAGAGTCAGGCAAATACAAACCAATAACGGTTAAGAAATTCTCAGATAGGCTTCTTGAGGTTTTACTTAAAGGTCAAAAACCTAAGTATAATGGCGACTCTCAAGTTAATATCCATGCAGGTGAGGGCTCAGGAGTTCTTGTAGTCCCAGCCAGTGTAGACGCTGACTCTTGGAGTGAGCAAATTAAAGCGCATCAAGCGGATGCAAGAGCCGGAAAACCTCTAGGTAAAGAGGAACCTGGTGAATCTATAGACCCCCTATCATAGGAGATATTATTATGATGAAAGGTGGAATCGTACATCGAGCTGACGCAACAGCTTCTTTTAAGTCACTATCAAG